GGTCGCCAGCACCGTGGCTTGCGGGCACTGCACGGGCTCCGCCTGTTTCTGAAATGCGGACAAGACGATCGCGCCCTTTTAGAAAAGCGGATCCTGGGAGTTGAGCCATTAGCTTATCTCTGTGTGGATTGAGTAGTCGGGGATAGTTACTTTCAAACTTTCAAACGATATGTCTGTTTGTGGTGTGTACACCGCTGTATCCATATCAGGGAAGGCCTGAAAAAGAAGCAACCTAAGATTCTCTAAAGTAACGGTTGTGTCGTAGCTAGTTAAAGTTACGGTCCAAAATAAATTTAGAAACACCGCCTGAGACATCGTTGGTACATTCCTGGCTTCTGGTACTTGATCAAGCACACATTCGGTGCCTGTAATTGTCCAGTCCTTGGGAACTTGCTGCGAACCCCGAACCCAAAGGGCGGGGGATGTAGAACCATCTGGGAGGTTATAAGTACCCAAGAAAGTTCCTATAACTGAGTCTACAACCGAGCGCACTTGAGATACACTAGCCATTTAACTCTCTCCTAAGTGTATCTGAAATGATCTCATATGGATCGACGATCTTTACAGCAGTTTGAGTCCAAGGGCGGTCCAGCAACACATCGCCATTTTTAAGGTTTGCGCCATTGTGTACAACGGCTGAGTACTTAGTCAACCAAGACCATGTAACCGAATATTTATTATTGCGATTATTGACTTGACTGCGCATCAAATCTCCAGTGTCAACAATATCCCTTACATAATTGGCTTCACTGCCATTTTTCCTTTTGGTGATGTTTGGCCAGCCCCATTTGACAGTCTGGATCTCTTTGGTGAACTGCGTATCTAATTCAGGAATAAGTTCCTCTAAACCCTGTTGCAACGCTTTGTTGAAAAGTTCAGGAACCTGATTGGGTTGTATACCGAATTTCTTGATACGCATGATTAACCTGCTGCGCCGGTTTGCTCGAACTCACCACTGAAACTTTGGAATTGAGTCGCCCTGGCATAAGGCAAGACGTTCGTGCCTAGGTCCAAGATGCGGATTTTGCCTGTTGCTCCATTGATGGTTGCAGTGGCTTCCATCCCAACCTTGACCTTGGAGCTGAATGTCGCAGGCGACAACAGCTTGCCCACACAGAGGGTCTCTACCTCGTTGATGCCGCTCTTGGTCTCTGACGATGCCGTGCGTAACTGCACATTGCAGAGATAAGTCTCTGATGTGTTGTTCTGTACCCGGTTGCCAGTGGTCGGATCATTGGAGAATGACCCATACACCTGGAATACCAAGGTGGCATTGTCAAAGGGGGAATAAGCACCCATCAGAAACTGAAGCCTGTCAGCTCGACAAGGCCCTCACGCAAAAATAGATATGTAGCCCCGTAAGTCGTATCAGCCAAGGTATACCCAGCTGCTCCCTGATATTTAATCGTTCGGATAGACGAGGAAACACCGATCTGCTGACCGATGGACTGTGTACGGCTGGCCAGTAGATGAGCAGTCATGTAATTGACTGCATCGTCGTACTGGTCGCCCCACACATCCTCGTTGTTCTGGCGTTCTGCCTCGCCAATCGTTGCAGTCACGACAGCACTTTCGATATTTGAAAACTCAGGGAACCGAGTTAAAAAACTTGTGCTGGTGACTGCCATTAACCTTCGCCTTCAGTGATTGCCTTGATTCGCTTTTGAATCGCATTCTTGATGCGAACTCGATTCTCTGCGTAGTCCAACTCCTTGAGTAGATCAAGGTCGAAAGTACGGTTGATTGAATCAAGTGCTTCCTTGACTGGCATTGTTGCCAAGCCACCGGTTGCTTTGGGCGCATCGGTAACAACCTCCACGTCCTCTGAAACGCTTAAAGCGCCAATCTGAAGCAGTTCATTGGCTAAGGGCATGGTTTTCACCTGTGCCCAAACCGCAGGGTCAACATCGCGGTTGACCCCAGATTTGAACTGCACGTACTCAGAACTGCCGGTCTTCTCTCCGATAAAAGTGAAGCCAAGTGTGACTTCCTTGTCGCGAGAAGGGTTTTCGAGTTGGGGTGAGTAAGTAACAATCATGTTCTGAAGAAATAGGTTTTATCAGGCCTTCTCGACGTAGAGAACGCTCTTAGGGAAGTAAACCGCAGTTCCGCCGATGCGGGCGTGAGCGGCAACGCTGAATTCCAAGTTCTGACGAACAGGAGGAAGAAATTCCAGAGTCTTAGGAAGGTGCAGTTGCAGCTTCTCAGGGCTGCGGTCGTAGCAGATCATGCGATCCTTGCTCAGGCTGGAGTTACCAGCAGCAAGCTCGTTGATTGGCTCGATAGAACGGATGTAAGGGTTCGTCCGAAGGAAGAATTCCATCACCGTTGTGTCGCTGGTTGAAGAGCGGGCGGTGGTAGAGATGATCCTGTAGGAGTTGTAGTCCAACAGAATTGTGTTGGGAACTTCCTTCTGCTTAGAGCCGGAAACAATGCGAGTAGGGGCTTCATTAAGCACCTCAAGCATTTCATCAGGAGTAGAAGTAGAGGCGAACCACTTGTTAGGAACTACCTTATCTACTTGTGCAGAGTTGAAGAAACCATCGATACCAGAAGCGGCATCACCGAAGAATGCAACCTCTTGCACTTTCTCTTCGTAAGCACGACGCACTGCATTAGCGCGGCGCTGCTCCAGGTTCATTCCAGGGATCTGTGCAGCAGCACGGGTCTCTTGGATGCTGTAAGCAAAACTTGCACCAAGTGAACGCACAGGAAGGGTGACTTCCTTACGCAGCACATCAGCACGAGGCAGATCAGAACCTTTGTCCTGAATCATTGCCATCTTGCCTTGGGCATCAAACACGCGGTAGGTGTAAGAATCAGCCCCTTCGCCTACTTCGGAACTAACCGGAAGTACAGTCGAATATTTGATGTCGCTATAAGCAACTTCAAAACTTTTGGCCAGAATTGTTTCTAGCTCGCGAGCCAAAAATAGGCCCACCTCGTCATTACGGATGTCAGACATTAGTTAGTTCCTATCAAGTATCGGCGGAAACAGTCAAGCCAGGAAGATCGATCTCAAGAAGAGCGATTCCACCAGCAGCACAGGAACTCAACCAGCGAGCACCAGCGGTGACTTCAAAAGTTTTTCCTGCTTCTGCAGTTTTGCCGAAGCGGCCCACATATCCCTTATTAGAGGAAACGGAAGCAGAGTTTGTGTGGAAGACGCGGACTGCATCGCCAACAGCGATTGCATGCGCTGAAAACACATACAGAACGCCTTTTGAGATCACGTTCATTGTTGCTGCAGCTTTATAGCCAACGCGGCCATCTGCAGTTTTTGCGTCTGCATCAATTGCGAACGTGTTGCTGTCAAGAGCAACGCCGACGATGTCAGTTGCAGAAGCACCAGCAAGCAATTTGCCGGATGCATCGGTGGTGCCTGATCCGTTGCGGAGCAGAGCATGACCGAAAGGAATTACAGCGCCAGTCTCGTTCTGGTANNTTCTCAGTGGCTTGAACCTGCGCAATAGCAGCGCGGACTTCAGCGACATTCGAGCCGTCGTCTTCGGGGACAAATTCAGAGTCAGTTTTGACTTCTTCTGCGTCCTCATCGATGTCCTCCATGGCAGCAAGCACGCCGTCCAATACACCCAGCAGATAATCTGCGGACGCATCTTCACGCGCTTCCTTCTCGAAGACGTTTTGATATGCAAGCTGCATAATTGCAGCCTCATCTTGTCCGTCGAACTTGAAGTCCTCGGGCAAAATTGGAGCAAACTTATTCAGAGCTGAGATGCGAGCATTGACGGCAGCGTTAATTTCTGCAGCGTCGTCGCGCTTTTCTGTTGCTGCAACGGCCTCGGCCAATTGCTGCTCTAGCTCGGTGATTCGTCCAGTAGCAGCGTCAGCACGCTCCTGGAGTTCGGATGTTTCTGTACTTGCAGTTTGGATAATCTGATCCTGCGCATCCAGCTTTTGCTGGAGTTCCGCCTGAGCACGCCCGTTCTCCTTCACGAAGGATTGGACCGCTCCTGCAGCATCTGCGGAGAGTTCGATTTCCAAACCATCGAGGTTAATTCTTGCCATTGAAATAGCGGGCGAATTCGACGGTTTTTCGACATCTGCCACCGCATCGTTGCGGTCACATGAATCGAGTAGTAGGCGGGCTTCACGTCCAGCTCTGCCGCGATTTACCAAAGCGATGTGATTCACTTTGATGTTGCGTTGGATGCCGTCGTAAGACTCACCTTCAGGGGTGACACCAGGGGTGTTGTCGTAATCAACTCTGTAACCAGCGCTGACTTCTTGTGCATCCCCTCTCTGAATTGCTTCAATTGCAGCTTGATCAGTGACGATCAATGCAACCTCTACAAATCCATCGGAGAAGCGAACATGCGATCCCGCATGCCCTACCTGATGTAGCTTCGTGGTCTTCGAGTCCAGCAGCACCTTTGGATGATTAAGGGTGACTGCCTTCATTCCGAAGGAAGCTAGGGAATCTGGATTTGATACTTCTTCTTCAGGGCGATATTCCACAACTTGTGTGCCATCGCCTCGGGTATAACGCTGTGTGCCCACACGGGCAGCCTTACACCAGACCTTCAAGTAACCTTCATCAGTTTTTTCTGACTTAGTTACTTGTCCGTAATCAAACCTAGAAACTTGCCCCATACTTTGATACTAACGAATTATATGTGTTAATTACTTAGCTTTACTGTTTAGGTCATTTAATACGATATGGATCCCACTTGAATGCTCGCTTTGCGATCTTCCTTATTCGTAGATGATCTGGTATCCAAGAAATCAATGTCCGCCCCTCAACAGCTGATAGTGGAACAAGCCAAATCATTTCATAACTCAGATTGACGATCCCGAAATAATCGATCTCCCCTGGTCGGTACACACGCCGGTTACCGCCACCACCTCCTGTTTGGAGTTGCGTGTGAAAAGCGTTGGGGGCCTGGGACATGGTCTTGACATTGACCTTAACTAACTTGCCTTCCCACTCAACTACAAAGTCCGTTTTCCAGATGTCATATATAGGTTTTGATACCAAACAGCCTTGCGCTAGAAAATGCTGCATAAATGCAGTCTCTCCAAGAGCACCCGTCAGTGAGGCTGTGGCCGCTGGCAATGTCAGAGTCCAGTTGACCCTGTGTAACGCAGAAATTTAGTAGCTGTTTTTCTTTTCGTAGCGATCCATAATCTTGGCCAGGCGGTCGCGAACGTTTTTACGGTTTTCAGCGTCATCATTCAGCATGTTTCCCAGTTTGTACGCATCACTTTGGGTTTTGCTACTTGTCATGATGGCCTTGCCTTTGCGATTTGGATTGGGATCCTGAGAGCGCTTTCGAGCGACTATTTGTTTGCGTTCCGCAGTCGACAGGGCCTGAGCCTTGGCTTTTGGCAGACACTTTGGCTTCCCTTCTTTGCTGGATCGTCCGCCACATGGACCTGCAATTTTGCCCGTCGATGTGATCCTGACCCACTTCTGGTTGAACCATTTGCCCAGGTCATCGCCTCGAAATGCGCCGCTCATCGAGCCGTGCTTTTCCTTGTACAGGCGCTTGTATTGCTGAACTACATAACCAGAGGCATAGGCGCTGGGCCACACTCTGAACTTTCGCTTAGCAGCCGCAACAGCCCTGGCATGTAAGGCCTTGTCACGAAATTTGCTCATAGCAATCCGTCAATCTCACGACCTACAGTTCCTGCATCAGACGCAATATCAGCCGCGTAGGGCTTCTTCTTTTTGCCACCGTGCATGTCGGCTTGCTTCTTCTCGCTGTACTTTCTGTAGCTGCCCATGTCCTTCAGGCGTTTCTGATACATGGCGTCACGAGCCGCTTGGTATTTTGACTTCACTTTGCGACCGTCGCTTTTCTTGTCTTGGGATTCCATAAATTCCTTGTGATTTTTACCCGGCATATAAACCGTTTCACCAGCTTCGGTCTGGTGTGAATGCGAACCTTCGAGCCCCAGAGCCTGGCCAGCTTTTTCAGCTTCTGCCTTGCTCTTAAACGTAAATCTAGGGGCGTCAGATTTATACAAGTCCATTTTTTCCATAGGGAACAGGCCTGGAGGTGTCGAAAGCCGCAGGGCCTTCATTGAGACGAATACCCTTAGATCTAGCGTAACTTAGAACTCGTTTTCTATGGCTGAGACGGAAACTATCTACAGCGGATTTCTTGTCACTCTCGTTCAACTTATAGGCAAGCAAAGTGCAGTGACAGTTCCAATGCCTTAAAACCCTGATTGCTCCACGCTTGAATACTTTGCCAGCTTGGGCCGCACAATGCTGACAGGTTCTTTCTCCAAGGGCGACGTAATACCAAACCAAGTCGATCCCTTGCTCGGCATAATAAGTAAGTACGGCTTCTGATCTTGCCTTTGATGCCTCGGTTCTGATAATTGTCGAGACTCGGGCACTTGTAACCTTCAGACGACGCCTTAGATCATTCGTTAAATCCTTTGTTGTTGAGCTATTAATAAGTCCAGTATTTACGGCCTCCGCTACTTCTTCCGAAAATGACCGCGCCTGTAATCCTATGTATCCTCGCGCTCGGAGTGCTGCTGATCCAACTAGCGCAGCTGAGATGCCAACAGCGACAGGCGCGGATACTAGAGGTTTTGATAACTCTGAAGCTAAATCCAGACCTAGGGATGTCGATTTCTGAAGAAGTTTCTCCACAGACTGCAAGACAGGATCCTCAACATCCTTTAGGGGCTCAACAGGGATTAGCTCATATAGAAGCTCTTCTGTCGATGCAAGAAGAGATGGACCGCTTTCTAATTGAGCAAACACTTGACGAGCTAAACGAATAAGCCCTTGATCTAATAAGGCGACGATCGCAGCAATCGCAGCTAACTCCTCCTCCTCTAGTAAATCGTTGTTGTCTTCAATCAGGTCTTCCATACTTAAACCAAATCATTTTCAAGAAGTAAGTCCATCAAAACCACATATAAACCTGAAGCCATAATCTCTAAGTTGACCTGCTCCTGGGGGTCGCCACCGGGCCACTGGCGGTAACTCTTTTGAACGCAAGCATGCAGTGACCTAAGAGTAGACAGACTGCACTTCAGCGTCACTTCAATGTCGTCACTGTCGCTGGAATAATTCATTCAGGCCCCTGCAACTTATTTAGCTTTTTAAATGCCTTTGCTGCTTTCTTAATTAGCTTCTTAGCCTTTTTTCTAGTGCAGCATTGATCAGCATCTTGATAACACTGCAGAAGCTTCTTCATATGTTTATCCATCACCACTTTTCCTTTGCAGACCAATAAGCCGCTGACATTTTTCCTTTGGCGATGTTCTTGGCGTGGCGAGCTTTGAAGCTTTTGCGTCGGTTCCGCGCTGCCTCTGACTCGCCCTCAGTCTTTGGGCTTCCCTTTACCCCCTGCTGACCAAAGCGGATTAATTTCACTTCCTCCCCTTCTTTCGCCAACACGGCGTGGGACTTGGTTTTGTGGTCAGGCGTTGTGACCGGAGAGTTATATCCACCGGGGAACGTCATGCCCGCGTAGTCGATCGACTTGTCGTAACGATCGAACGTCACCTTCAGATGCTCAATGTCGAGCGGATCCAACAGGGTCAGGCCACTGACCTCTTCTTCATCGCAGTAATGACTTAGAGCGCGGCTGGCGGAACGGGATGAATAGAAACCCATCAGTAGTGGGCCGGGCGCAATTGTCTCGTCCTGGCGTTTTACAAATCCTCGATACAACTTCTGGTCCTGTAGTCGTCCACCGATCAACACCACCGGTTCAGAGTCGTTTCGTTGACCATCTGGATGAACAACTGCAGCAACCTGATAAATGCCATTGCTGGTGCCTGCTATCAAGGTCAACCCATTCATATGCAGGAAGTCGCAGGCGTCCTCTACAAGCTCGTCAGGAGCCTGTTGTTCCGGTTCTACCCTTGCGGCTTCGGCATTGTTTTCCAGCGCTTGGCGTTGGCCCTCGAAGCCCTGTAGGGCGGCTTCATGCTCTAGTTCACGCTTAGCAAGTAGTCGATCTTCCTCTTCGCTGTGCAGGACCGTGTCCAACTGGTACTCCGTGCCTCCAAATCTGCTGGCGCGGATCTCCATTGCCGTGATTACCCCGGCATTGAGGTAAATCTGGTCACTAAGAGCTATCTGCTGGCGCATGTTCGCTTTGTCCGCATCCGAGCTGGCGAAATACGGAGGGAAATGCGCTGTCCATTGAGTTGGCAGATTTCCACCCGTTGGGCCGGATCGAATGGACAAAATAATGTTCATGTAGTGGGTAAAAGCCCGCTTCAAGCTGTGGCTTTGGTAACGCTCAATCGAACTGGCCCATAGTTTCTGCTCGAATTTGCCTGCTTCACTCAGGCCTCCCGCTGGACTCATTCCAAATAAGACAGGCTTCGGCATATCTGCCGCTGCAACGAGGTCATCAAGCAGGCGGTCGAAAATATCCTGTGCGCCTCCCAAACTTCGGGCGGCAAATGTCACCTCTTCCTCTGAATCCAGGGCCATGCCCCCATACAAAGAGCGAGCAAGCGAGTTGGCTTCTAGACGAGCTTTGAGCGCACTCTCCTTACCAGCGGTGATCTTATTTGCCAGTCCAGGAATCTTATGTACGAACAAGTCCATCTCGCTAAGCATTGTCGAGAGCCCATCAGTTGCACCCCTGTACCTCTTCCAAGGGTCATAGAACACCTGTAGCGCGGATAATCCCCACCCACTGTTGTTGAGTCGATCTCTCCAGGGTAAATAGAGGCCATCGAAACGCAAAATGCGGCTGCTATGCACCAGCAAGTATTGAAGATCATTGGTATTTGACGACGACTTGGATGTGGAGATTCGATATTGCGTGGGATTTCTGAAGTTCAGATAATCAAACTCATCTGGTGTTATTTCCTTCTTTGAAAGCGGGACTAAATCAGCAATGCCACGGACACGGGCGGGGTTCAATGGCTCGCTTGGTTCCATCCCGTCGTCAAACACCATGAAGATTGCGGCACCCCCATAGATGCGCTGCAGCTTCAATGCTTCCTCGAAATAGAAGAAGGACTCGGAATCCTCTAGATATTGCTCAATGTTCCGAATGATCTCGTCGTGACCCTCAAGCTCCTCTGAAAACTTGATTGTTGGACGCTTAGCCAGGGCAGCTTCGGCAAATACATCGACCACACGGCGACACAACGGGTCGTAATACAACGCCTCTAGATCCGCATCCGCCATCAACCCCTGAGATTGAATGCCGTAATACGCACTTTTATCCCGTTTTGTCCCTAGACCGGTGATCGCATTGACAAGAACTCCGTCTTCTCTGAATTGAGAGTTATCTGAAACTTCCGCCAAACTTGTAGCCAAACTCTACAAACT